CTATCTTTAAAAATAATCTTAGTCCTTCCCCTTAGTCTTGTCAATAAGATAAGCATCCAAATGAAAGCTTTTTAAAATCTCAAAATATTCTTTTGGAAGTGGAGCAAAAAAGCATTTTTCTGAAAGAGAAAACAACACACTGCTCTCCGGTAATTTCGGAAACCGTAGAGAATAGGCGTGAAGAAGCTGATAAGATAAGGGCAGAGTTTTTCTTAATCTCGCATTTTTCCTTGTATCTCCATACTTATCATCTCCCACAATAGGATGGGAAAGAAGGGATAGCTGGGTGCGAATTTGATGGGTTTTTCCGGTAAAAATCTGTACCGAAAGAAGGGAAAGGGATCCCACACTGCTTTCCACGCAAGCCAGCTTCTCAAACGCACTCTTGACTCTTTTTCCTCTTTCACTTTCTAAGGCCTTATTCTGCCCCTTATCTTTTTCCAGAAAATGTTCCTGCATCCCTGTTTTTTGAAAATCTCCATACACCAGGGCATAATATTTTTTCTCTAAATCATGGCTTTGTAGAAGCTTGGCAAATGCCTGCAATCCCCCCAAGCTTTTTCCAAAAATGATGATTCCCGATGTATTTCTATCCAAGCGATTGGCAATCCCCGGACGGAAGCTTTTCTCTTGTTCCTTACTGAGCTCTCCCTTTGTTCGCATATAGGATAAAAGCAGGGAATTTACAGAAAAAGAAGAACTTCCATCATTTTCAGAAAGAAGTCCTACCGGCTTATTAAATAAAATACAGTGTTTGTCTTCATAAAGAATAAAGTTCTGCCACTTCTGAGTCCAAAGCTCCTTTTCCCCACTCTCCCGCTCCTGAATCAGCTTGCCCAAGCTCTCTTCACTGAAATAAAGCTGAACGGTATCTCCCAGCTGTAAAATCTCTTTACCATCGGCTTTTTTCCCGTTTAAAAGGATATTTTTCTTTCGAAGCATCTTGTAAAGAAAGGAATCTGCCTGTCCTTTAAAATATTTTTGTAAAAGCTTTAAGAGCTTTTGTTCCTTTTCGTTTTGTGATATCAGAATTTCTCGCATAGTCTACCTATAAAATTTACGAACTACAGGAATCAAAAGCATATCCGGACACATCTGACAGAGAAAATAAAATCCCTTCATCGGTAAACCGTAAATAGAAAGAGGTCTATTTAAAACTGCATCCATCACCGCAAGCTTAGCAACCTTCTTCGGCTTTGCCATAAAGAGTTGCTTGATTTTTTGCATTCTTCCTCCACCTCCTGCCACCGTAAAGAAGGGCGTGTCCACAGGTCCCGGACAAACTACGGTCAGTCCAACTCCTGTATTTCGCAACTCTTCTCTTAAAGATAAAGAAAATGAGTATACATAAGACTTTGTAGCCGCATAAACGGAAAATTCAGCCTGTGGCAAGAAAGCCGCGGCAGAAGCCATTTGAATAATCCGGGAACTGGAACCCATATATTCCAGAGATTTTAAAGTAAATGCCGTTAGAGCCTTTACATTTAAATCCAGCATCTTCAGCTGTTCCTCAACGGAAATTTCCGTCACTCTCCCCAGTTTTCCGAAACCGGCTGCATTAACCAGAAAAAGAATTTCCGGATTTTCTTTTATCAGTAAATCCTCATACTTTTGAAAACATTCTTCTTTTGTTAAATCCCATGAAAAAAGACGAACCGGTCTGAATAGTTGCTCTTCTACCTCTTGCAAACTTTCTTTCCTTCTGGAAAAAAGCCAAAATTCTTGTATTGCCGGAATGCGATCCTGCAATGCAAAGCAAATTTCTTTTCCTATTCCCGAACTCGCCCCTGTAATTACTGCTATTTTCATCCCATCCATCCTAGATTCTATGAAATATGCTACACTTCCTTGGGCCTGTTATATTAGTAAAGCCTACGCAGAGGAAGCCCAAAGAAGATTTTTGTCACCGAAACAACGGTACTCTTCCTTGAATACTGAATTAAGTATAGCTTACTCAAAGTATAATCTCAATCTATTTTCCGAATTGTCGAACTATACCCATAATTTCATGAACAGTTCTGTAGGCAGTTTCATGGGCAGTTCCGTGGAATATTCGTGGGATACATTCACTGTAAAATGAGGAAAACCCCTGCTTTTTCTGTAAAAACAGATTCCAAAGAAGCAATAAAAAACCTAGGTTTCAAGCCGTTATAGGCTTAATTCCCAGGTTTCTCAATTCCTGCGGGAGATGGGACTTGAACCCACACGTCCTATCGGACACAAGATCCTTAGTCTTGCCTGTCTGCCATTCCAGCACTCCCGCGCAACAGAGGAAATTCTATCACAATTTCCTCTACTGTGCAAGTTTTTTTCTTGTAGAAACGAAAAGTTTTTTGCGGAAAAGAAAAGTTTATACCTGTTTTATTCCGGCGAATAAGTGCTTTGGTTTTAGCTTTTCTACAAATCAGACTACTTGTCAGTCTCCTTTGTTTCTTCCTTTTTCTTTCTTCCTCTCCGACCGGGCTTTTCCGCACTTGCTGATTCTGTTTTCTTTGTATCAACCTTAGCTTTTACAGATTTTTCAGTAGTTTTATCGTTGGAAGTTCTCGCACCGGTCTTTGTTTTTGCCGTTTTTTCTTCCTTAGTCGTATTTGTCTTCTCTCCCGCCTTAGTTTTATCGCTTTTTTCCACAGTCTTCGTCCGGGTAGACTTTGTTTCCGACTTTTCTTCTCCTGTCTTAGCCTTTACAGACTTCCTTACCGGCTTTTCTTTTGTAGCTTTGAGATTAGTTTTACTTTCTACAGACTTATCCGCATCCTTAACCTTTGCTTTCTTTTCCGGAGTCTGGCTCTGCTTTTTCTCTTCTTTCGTCGAAGCTTTAGCAGAATCCTCAGCAGATTTTTCAGCAGACTTTTCAACATGTTTTTCTTGAGAGGCTTTTGTTCCTGTTTTTCTGGCGGATTTCTTTTCCTTTACCACTTTATCAGACTTTCCGCTTTTCTCCTTTGTTTCCACCTTCTCTTGCTTTTCCGGCTTTTGTTCCTTTATGGACTTGGACTCTTCCTTAGAAGCATCCTTTCCATGTTCTTTAGAACTGTCCTTTGCTTCTGTTTTAGCATAGTCCTTTGCTACTGTTTTAGCATTGTCCTTTGCTTCTACTTTAGCACTATCCTGCGACACCGCTTTAGTATTGTCCTGGCTCGATTCCTGATTAGAATTTTGTCCGGAAGCCTGTGCTCCGTTATCCTTCTTTCCATTAGAACGCCTTCTTCTACGATTATGGTGTCTTTGCCGTTCCCTTTGCTCCGTAGAGCGACTTTCTGTTACAGCGCCGGCATCCTCCTGCACAGCTCCATCTTTTCCGGCATCGGAAGCCTTTTTCTCTTCCGTTTTTTTAGACTCTTCCGCCCCGGTTTCGAAAATACTGTCTTCCGCTACTTCCTCTACATCTACACGCTTCATCCTTTTTAAAACCGGATCATAAATATACTGGATTTGATTAGAGGGTCTTCCGGCATTTGCTTTCTTTTCCGTCTTGAGATAAATACGATTCACGGTTTCAATCGAACTCTTGGAGGAATCCTCATGTTTCACTTCTTCCGACTTGATGTTATCTGCGGGTTTAGCTTCCTCCTGAGAATCCGGATTTTCTCTTTCTTTAGCAGCAACATTTTCTTCTGTAGCTCTATCGGAAGATAGCTCTTTCTCAAAGCTTTCAGCATGTTCCTCATCCGGAAAAAGCTTTTCTTCCTTGATGTTTGCAGAGTAATCCACGGAAAAATGTTCTCCGTCATTTTCCTCCTCCACCAAAGAAGCATAGCTTACATCTTCCTTTGCTAAAGGATTCGGTAAGAGCTCTACCGGCTCCAAATGGCTGTTCACATCCAGAAATTGATTTTTTCTTCTTCTATAATTGCTTCTGTAGCTTAATGTCGGTCTGGTAGGAACATTGTTGGTGGTTTCAAAGGCATCAATAAGCTGTACCTTTTGGTTTCTCTCCTTGGCTCTTCTGATTCTTTCATCGTCATTGGCCACAGAATGAAGAAAACACTCTTCAATGGTCTCTCCCAAAAGAATTTCTGCACCTCTTAAGCTGTGCCAAAAGTCTCGAACCGCTGCATAACCCTTGTCCTTGGAAACAATGCAAATCTTTTCTCCCGTATCCAAAAACATTCCCGTTGTAGAAGCAATGTACATATCCAAAGCATTGCTGTGTTGTTTTAAAAGCTTCACCATTCTTACATGGACAGCTTTTTCCTTTAAATCCTCTACTACGCCCTTCTGTAAAGCAGAATTCTCATCACTGTAGTACACCACCAAGGTATCCTGCTCTGTCAGATAATGATACCCCTCAAAGCCGCTGGCATGGGTATTTTCAAAATCTACTAAAAAAATCACAACTTATTCTCCTTTTTTACATAAAGTCATCGTTATGATTATCCTGGGATAAAAAGCCGAAGAATTCTCCTTCATCCAATTTTCGGAGTATAAACTTAGCTTCCTCCAAAGGACAAGGCAATGCATCTTCTTTACAATATAGAACTTCAGAAATCATCATTACGGTTTCCGCATTTTCCTGCTTCAGACTGGGAACCAACACAAAATCTCCCACGGAAATATTGTCCTCTAAGCTCCGAAAATAACTAGGCTTTCCATTCGGTTCGGATAAACAGCTTAGAAAAATATGTTCTCCTTCTTTCACACCATGCCGGTACAGTCTTGGATCAAAAAGAGAACCGAATACACCGTAGTAGGACAGAGTCTTATGAAAGTCCTCCAACAAGTCTTCCCAGTCATCCGGAAGACCATAGCGATCATAGGACCTTTTCACTTGAAAATATCGACCATCCCGATATTGAATTGTAATCTCTAAAAGAGCCGAACTCTCTTCCCCGATGCTTCCCGCACTCTGATCATAATGTTGAAAATAACGTTCTATATTGCCCAAAAGATAATCCACGATTTTGGGTATAAAGTACTCATGCTTTACCGAAGGAAGCTTATTCATGTTCTGCAGGTAAACAAGGCTTTGACTTTCTCTGGAAAGAAGCAGAGTCTCTTCAAAGAAGACGTCCTCTCTTTCTTCTTTCCGAGTCAAAGGATTCCAGCTTACATTCTCCCTTTCCTCTTCCACTCGTAAGGAAAAACGCATAATTTGATGAGAATTCGCGTTATTCACCTCAGCCGTCAGTCTGTTTAAAGAAGCAATAAAATGGTTCCAACTTCCCGGAACACTATTAATCCCTTGATACTCTTTCGCCTCTTGATTCTCTTCTTTATACAATAAAAACCAACGGAAGGAAAATGCAGGAATGCCTCCTTTTTTTTCCTGAAAATAGCTTCGCTTCCACTTCGGTATGGCACACTCATCTAAAGAGTTTAAGAAGCTTTCCGAAGATTCTTTGGGCACATTCAAGACAAGAGCCGGACCTTCATCTTCTACAGGCGCATCATAGGCATACTTAATCCGACCATTCTTCATCCAAATGTTCAATGAGCTTTCCCCTACACCCAGTCCATCCAGCTTTAAATTCAAGTACTCCAGCATGAAGCCTCTCCTTTCTCTTTAGTTAGCTTCATTATAGCGTATCGTTTCGAAAAATACAGCAAAGTTCTAAAAAATAATGCTTGATTTTCAAAAAAGCTAATGGTATACTTGCACAGTTGACTGAGACGAGGTGTGATAATGGTAGTCGGCCAGCCTGGAAAGTTGGTGCCCGTTCTGCGGGTTGTGGGTTCAAGTCCCATCCTCGTCGCTAAGATAAAAAGCTAGGATTTATGCAAGAAACGGCATAAATCCTAGCTTTTTTCTTGCTTTTTATTACTTTTTAGTAATCTCTATGCACTGAAAAAGGAAACCGTTTTACCTGTTTTTCGGATAAATTTGGTCATGAATTGGTCATGACCATCACTCTACAATCTCAACGCCTTCCATCCGGTTAGTAAACAGGGATTTAAAGGTGTCATAGGCGCCATCTGCACCTACAAAGTCATAGCCGTCACCCTTCGCTTTTCTAACCTTCGCATTAGTTGCCATTAAGCCGGACTTAGTTAGATAGTACCACTTGCCTTTATCCTGGAGCCACTGAGAAGAAAGCATACCTCCGTCTTCGCCTAAGTAGTACCAGCCTTCCTCAGACTTGAACCAGCCTTTGATCATAAATCCGCTATTATCGAACACATACCAGCGGCCATTAATATACTCAAATTTGCCGCATACAGGCGCGTTATCCTTGTAGTACAGCCATTTATCATTCTGCCGAATCCAGCCCTCTTTCTGTGGCTCCTGCTGCACTACGGAAGCTTTTCTTTCTTGATGGAGTTTGCAAGCCTGATAGAAACACCAGCTTACCAGTTCACCGCACCACGGCTCAGAGATAATCTTCCCATGATTATACCAGACGCCATACTTAGTATAGTTATTCTTTCCTCTGTTGGCGTGCTTGTCCTCTAAATTTCGAGGGGTAGCCTTTTCCTCGTAGCCGATTTCCCCTCTAACCACTTCTAAGAACTCTTCTACAGAGCAAGTCTCGTCATCAAATATAGGCCTGCCAAAGCCACAAGGCCAAGACCTATCCCCCACTTTAAAATTCCTATAGATTTTTCTCCGGCACTCTCCACCGTTTCTATCCTTGTCTGCTCCGGATGTGTTCCCTTCAACCGCAGCTAAATCGGGCAATGGCACTTCGTCTACTACTCCTGTGTGTCCGATTCTTCCTAGCGCCTCACTGAAATAGAAGATAACATCCCCCTTCTGCGGTTGCTTATGCCAGCGCCCTGCTCTTTTAAAGCGTCCTGCTCCATCAGGTGTAAATTTGAAGTAGTCACCGCATAAGGCTCTCTGTCCTCTTTGATATGGATTCATAAGTATTTCCTTCCTATTTAATATGATTTACGGTACAAAAAAAGGGGAGAACTATGTCTCCCCAAGGTTTTTACTTCTTAAGTCCAATTCCGGGACCCGTGTAGCTATCCGGATTCGGCGTTACTCCTGGTCCGTGAGCTGCATCATCCTCTCCCTGTCCTCTCTTTACTCCTTTTGGGCGAGGGCTGTTATCAATAGTGTTGCTTCCGGGAACAATGTGGTTTCTTGCATCCTCATCAATACCGGGGTATCTCTCCATAGGTCCATTCTTTCTCATGTTTCTTTCCTCTCTTTCTTTAAATGAAATGTTTATGTTCTGTAAATCATTGGAAAACAGGCTTGCCCATGCAAACTTGTTTTGCTTCTTTAATATAATTATTTGCCGGAAAGCTGTTTCCCAATCTGATTTGCGCCTGTAGAGGCTAGCCCGGATACAATCCCCACGGCCACGGCACTCAAAATATCCTTTGCAGGAAAGTCTGCCATAGTATGAAGGCCGACTACGCCAAGGACTGCTCCAACAAGTCCGCAAATAACCGGGATAAACTTGTTATCCAGTTTTTCCCATGCTTTGCATCCCATACCGATAAGGTAAGTGATAACTGTGATTGCTACTACGCTTGTGATTCCAAAATCCATTTTGTTTTCCTCTCTTTCTTATTTATAAAAATAAAAATAGCGTGGGGACAAACCCTACGCTATCTTGATACCTTTAGGAGCGACTCCTATAAGCCACAATATTCTTTTATGCCTCTTTGCAGCACAGCGGAGAAATTCACATTCCGCTCTTCCGCTATGTCATTTAGCCACTTCGGAATGGTTAGTGTCTTCTTCACGGCTTGATTACTAACCTTATCCCTAATTAAGTCCGGCCAAGCTTCAATAAAATAAACATTCTTCGAAGAATCCTCCGGAACCGTGGCGCTAGGCAAGTCCTTCCCATGCTTTAAATAGGAAAAAAGTAACGCTCCTAGTAAATCTCTTGCATTTGTAATTGCCTCTTCCAGACTATCACCATCGGTGAACCCTTCCGGAAAGTCGGTAAACTGCACCTGATAACCCTCATCATCTTGCGAGATCTCACAAGGGTAGAAAACCTTTTGCATATACGCCCTCCTTTAGCAGTAGCCGGGGCTAAAACTTCAGCCCCGTTATCCTTTCGATACTCGACAATGTTCCGTTCTTCATTACCTTCTTGTCACATTTGACAGGACACATTTTCCCATCTTTGTAATAGATTTCATGAGAGCCGGTAGTATGGTCTAAAACCCAACCATTCTTTTTCAATGTCTTAGCTACTTCTCTGTAAGGTATATTCTTTGACATGTCATCCTCCTTACAGAATCAATAATACGTGTTATTTAGACGTATGTCAAGGAATATTTTACTGAATCGTAAAACGGGTTATCAGATTAGTAAAAGTATATTGCTATCTTGTAAATTGATTTTTACGGAGGCGCTCTCTATACTTCTCTTGAATAAAAGCGACTGTTTCCTCCGTAATGTGATTTTTAAAATTTTCGTGACTTTTGCAGTATCGCTCGTAATTATCTATGTCAAGTAGTGCCTGGTCGAAAGTGTCTTTGCTATGAAGTCTACCCTCTAACAACTCATCACCAAAGCTAAGAATCCTTACCCTTGCGGCTATAGCTCTTGTCTCCTCGACAGACTCGGCAACTTTTTCGACTTTTAAACTTAAAGCCTCTACTTTGTCCATTAAGGCTTTCTGAGATTCTGCAAATTCTCTGGTAAGGATTTTCCCGATAAAGGTAAGAATCGCCGTCCATGGTTTCTTATCTTTTGGAGCGAACTTTTCAATTAGGGTAATTGTCCCAAGAAAAAGCCATCCTAGCGATTGGATAATGACTCCAAAATCAACAATACTGAAAAAATAGTTAAAATCTATCATCCATTTTCTGCTCCTTTCCCTGCAACAATACGCAGAATTTCATTTTCCTGTTCCTTGCTGATCCACTTCTTTGCAACGGCTCTATCTAGTAAAGCCTTGCTAAGAACTCCCTCAGTCGCAAGTCTCAAAAGTGTTTCATACATTACACACCTCCTAAACTCTCAAGAAGCAGAGTATCAACAACACTCCTCAAATCCTGATTCTGCTTCTTCAGCTCTTGGATTTCCTCTGTCGGTGTGAGGATTCTCTCAGCAAGCTTTTCCTCAATCCGGACAAATTCGACCTTGCCTTTTTCATTTTCCTTTGCCTTTTCTTCCACATTGTAGAAAGCTCCGTCCCTATAAATGAAAGGCTCCCTAATGTCCCACATGGTAGACTCAACAGCATAAGCGGTTTCGCCATAAATAGCTTTGGCGACCATGTTCGCATCAGTAGGATTTTCAAAGATAGTGACTGTCTTTCCTTCATGTTCCTCCGTTGTGGGATTTGGCAAAATTAACGCAAACTCCCTTTTCATTTCCTCTCCTTCCTCTTTTAGATAAATTAAAAAAGGAACTCCGTAAGGAATCCCTTTCATGCACATAGATGTATGTAAGCTTTACCATGTTCCGTCATTCATATTTGTTCCCCAGGCAATATAAATGCATCCGGTACCGCCCTTTCCACCGTCAGCTTGATAATATTTTCGGCTGAGAGATTGTCCTAATCCACCCCCTCCACCATTACCAAGCCCATCTGTCCCATTGTCTCCATACGAGAACCACGGCCTGCTTTGAACACTACCGTTTCCACCACTAGCATACATTACACCGTTGAAACCAACAGTAGTAGTGCCTTGCCCTGCTCCACCTTTTGAACCGCCTCCGGAAGAGCCATTTGTTCCACCGGGGGCATACTCGCTTCTTCCAGTACCACCTCCGGAACCGCCTTTTCCTCCTGCACCGGATGAATTATCACTATCACCTTGTTGTCCCCAAGAACCTGCGTGTGCAATTCTATCGCCAAGCCTAGTGATAACGCCGTCCTCCCATTTACCGGTGTATGTATAACCCGGATGGTCAGTGTTTATCACTCCATAACTTCTGCCTTTATAAATGAAAGTGGGAACTATCCAAGATAACTGTTGGCCGGGTGTTACGTTCATGTAATCTTGAACAACATAACCACCACCTCCACCACCTCCTGCATAAAATCCTTCGCCACGTCCACCATAACCTCCCTGTCCAACAAGGATAAACCTGATGCGGTAAACATTCGCAGGAACAGTCCATACTCCTGCACCCATACCCAGAGTAATGGCACCACTAGCGGCGGTCGGTGTAAATTCAAGTTTTGGGGCCGAATTGATATCTTGATACCATCTACCTCCTTTAACTGAGACATAGGAAACAGCTTTAATGTAATGAGGGACATCTGGAAACAGTGGAGTAATGGTATAAGTATCAGCGGTGTCATAGACCCATTTCCCTGATGTATCGTCAGGATCCCTCGGTTCAGGCTCACTTTTTTTCCAGGCTATAAGCCTCACACCACTCCACATTGCCCCACCGGAAGGCTTAGCCCATGTAAACATGGTTTGTTTATGTCCTCGTGGGGCGAATCTAAAATTTGTTATTGAGGCAATTTCAAATGCTTTAAGAGCCAGTGCCTTTATATACTCTTTTGAATACATAATGGTAGCATTTTGACCATCACTCAATCCTTGCAATTCAACCTCTCGATTACCAAGTTCGGGAACCACAAGTTTGTCGTCGGCTTTTTTCTTATAAAGGCCAGGAGGTAACTTTCCAAGAATGGCATCAAAGTTATTGAGTTTTCGTATATCTTCTTTATTGTGAAGAATTAAAATGTCTCCACGGTTCTTCCCTCCTGTTCCCCCAAGCGGTATAAATACTTCACTCATTACTTACTCACCCCCTTTAATTTAACCTTAAACTCCTTGTTAGGCTTTTCTGCTGCACAGTAGAAAGTCACATATCCATCCGTAACCTCTGCGCTTGTGATTAGTCCCGCCATCTCGTCATAGGTCTCTATATCGGTAGGACTTGAAGTCTTAGTGTGTGCCTTTCCCATAGATACTGAGTCTGTGGCCTTAGCTGTTGGAACAGATACTTTCTGGCTATATGGTGCAGAACTGCTCCAGGCATTAGCCGGAATAGTTACGATAGTCTCCTGATACAAGGCATTCACGCTCCTTGTAATGGCGTTTACATCATTCGCCCCAAAGGGAGTGCCCTCCTGAGTGTAGGATGTTGCGTCGCTGAGGCTTACCGTTCCGTCGCCGTTATTCTCCATGCGGAACTTCCTCTTTGCATACATGGCATCCTGGTAGTCTGTTTTTAGGCTCATACAAGTCCCCCTTTCGTTCCTAGTTTAAATGATAGCCTCCGCATACCTTCTTCTCTTCCTGTAAAGTTTTGATAGATAAGGAGGCAAGCGTTTTCTATTCTGTTCAGTTCGTCCCAAGTGATAAATGGCTGGTTATCGTAGAAGGTCTGCCTCTCTCCGATAGTAAAAGGGAAAGTAGCGGAGCAGATTCTGTCAAGGTTAGATTCAAAAGCATTTATCTCATCGGCATAGAATCCGTAGTCTTGATAACTTTTATCCGCTCCCATTTCTGTAAAAGGAAAATCCGACCAAAGGACTACTGCCTTCTGCCGGATTTCGTTGATGTTTCCCTTTATTCGGTTATAGTCTTCTACATTAAAGAAGTCTGTACTCTTCCAGTCTGTCTTAGGTGTCTTCCACAAAAGAAACCTCCCTTCTTGCTTTTATGCTTCCTGATAGCGCGCCGTTATAGTTCAAAGTATGGTCGTATACCCGAAGCATTAGCTTGTCTACATATTTATTCTCAAGATACAGTAAGTCATTCGCCATTAACCTTGGCTCTCCTCTATAGGTAAGGCTGTACTCTCTGTCCGCTTTTAAGTAGTTCCCTACCCAGTCTAAAACATCGGTAGCAAGGGCAATGTCCGATATCAAAGGATTCTTCCATTTCTCCCTCTTACCGGTAGGATTCAACTCCTTCTCCGTAGTATAGGTCTTTACCAGGTATTCCTTGCCGTTGACCTTTACTTCTCCTCCTGATCCGGAGTACGAGAAGCGGAGGAAGTAAGCTCCCGCCTCAAGCACGGATACCGTTCCTGAAGAGGCCTGTACTGTGCAGCCATAGGAAGGGTTGCTAAACTCTGCAAGATATTCTCCCGGCTTAGTACACTCTACCTTAGCAAGCTCCTTTTCTCCCTCTGTGCTGTCAAGGTATTCCGTCCTTGTAAGCTCCAAGGTCTTTACAGATTGAAGCTGAGTTCCTAGAGGCGTTTTGGTTAACTCTCTACCATAGCTAAGTTCATAGTCGGTAACATTTCCGAAGCTTACCTTGTTAAGAACAGCCCTTCCTCCTGTCTTTGAGGGTGCGTCCTCATAGATAGTCATTTCGTCGAACGGCGCGAACTCGTGGGATATGATGAAGTCTTCTCTATCTACCGTATAGCTTAATTCTTCTACGGTCTTTCCGTTTAACGATGTATCTATAACAATCTTGCTGGGATAAGTGCGCCCAAACTGCAGTTGCATGCCGAAACAAGCAAACGCTGCCTCAGAGGTAATAGATAAAAACATATTGTCATCAATGTACCCAACATCTGCCTTGCCGTTTCTTGGAAGGAATAAAGTCGTGCCGTCTACCCTAGAGTAGTTTCCGTTTGTAAGGGAGTATTCTTTAATAGGCAGATTCTCAAGAATCCTTGTACCGTTAGAGAAATAAGGCTCCCTAGCTACTGTACTGGTCATCCTCGGAACGAAGGAAGAGCGAATCACAATCTTTCCTTTTTCGTCCTGATACAAAAGGCATCTTCCTGCATTGGAAAGAAGCTGTAAAGCTTCTCTATGAGATACCGCAGGGATAGGATTCTTTATCTTTACTGCCTTTAGATATTCGTCTATGTAAAATTCTCGCGGGTCCACTCCGGCATCCGTAAGGACATCAAGGCAAAGGTCATAAATGCTTATTCCCTGAGGATAAAACTTCCCCTTTCTATATTTCCCTGTGAGCCCCGATAGGAAGTCTATAGCTGTGAAGCTCATCTTGTCGTCATCAGCAGACCATTCTTTAAGCTTTAAAGTTACTACTTGGAGCCATTCAATCCTGTCCTCAATCTCTTGCCCCATAAAGGCTTGCACCTTCTGGCCAAGCTCCAAGAAGTTTACTGTACTCTTTTCGTTTTCTATATCGTAAGCCCGGTCTTTATTGTTTACGCTTAGCCTAAAGTCGATTGTAGGCAGTGCTTCCATGATCGGGCTGATATGCTCTTTCTTACTTGCTGATAGGATGTTTCGTTCGTTAAAGTAAATGCCTATGCCCATGATGATTTCATGGATATGCAGACGTCCTTTACCATTTACCATCTTAATAGGAATAATAGATAGAGTCGTAGTGCCTTTGAAAACTTCGTCACAGACATACTTACTTTTATTATTTCCTGTTACATCCTTCCAGCTTTGGTCGGTAACGATTGTAAATACTTCCGGATAGGCCTTTCCGAAGTCTATAGTTACTCCTCTTAGATCCACCGGAACAGGGAAGATAAAGTCTATAGTCCCTTCTATTTCCTTTGATACAATTCCCTGATTCAGTACACAGTCCGACTTTTCACTCGGAAGAAAATACATCCGTCCGTCTACGGAACTATAGTTCTCTTCCGTAGTGGCATATAGGGCATCCACAACATAGTTATTAAGAGGCTTTTCCAGATTGCTAAAATAAGCCGTCTCAGAGCTCACTTTAGCACTGCCCTGCGCCTCTTGATTAATTACTCCAATATTTACCCTCATTAGGGTATGCCCCCGGAGGGGCTTTTTCATTTCTTCTTTGTATGCACTTGTTACTTGAAGCATAGCCCCTCCCGGTTAATTGATTCCGCAGTCTACAATGTTTACCTTGCAATCCCGATACATGGTAGGCAGTCCAGCCTTATCGAAGGCTATCGGAGTAGCTGTTCTATTGCCCGGATACATCCTGATAGTTTGAAAACGGTTATGGACCATATCAGGGATTTTAGCAACCACCACAAATTTATCGAACTCCTGCAGCATATCTGCCCAAGTCTTAGCATCTAAGCTTTTCCACTGAAGGGCATCAAATTTGTATTGGTCTCTTCCTACCTTCTGGCCAACGAACTCGCCTTTGGCATTCTTTCCGGCTGAAACATTGGTAGCAACCACAAGATTGCCGCCAATGTCCGGAGCGGGAAATTCTTTTCCGTTGATTGTTATCGTTGCCATATTACCCCCTTAAGCTGTAACCGCTTCGGCCTTCCAAGTCAGTAAGCCTTTGTTTTATCTCTCGAACATCCACATAGACCGTTAGATCCATAGCTTCAATCTGCTCAGAGATTCTGGACAGGAAGGAAAGCATCTTTTCAAAGCGTTCTTCGGAAATACCGGGATTGGATGCCATAGACACCGCCCGGTTTAGTAAGTCTTCCAGCTTGTTTTCCGGAGCGACCACTTCTCCGTAGTGCCGGTTATCGCCAATCATGGCAAGCTGTGGAGTGTTTGCTTTTACAAATCCACCATTAGCAAGCTTCGGGATGGACACCGTAGGAACGGTAGGAATGCTCAGTCCGAAGCTGTTTCCTCCGATTTCAGGAATCCAATCGGGAAGTTCAAAGCTAATAGAGTTCAAAGAATTAATCATGCTGTTAATAGCCTTGATTACTCCGTTGGCCATGGACTCAACGCCGCCAAGGATGGAATTGATAACACCTTTGATTCCTCCCCACATACCCTCAAATATAGATACAGTGGTAGTCTTCAAATTTGTCCAAACCTTTTCCCAGTTTTCCTTTATGGTGTTTAAGGCTGTAGAGATTCCATTTTTAATAGCTTCCATCTTCTCGCTAAGCGCGGACTTAATACCGTCAAATATCTTTTTAAAGAAGTCGGATACTGCTTTCCAGACAGCTTCCCAATTCTTCCGCATCATACTGAGCATTCCGGTAAGCCTTGCAAGCATTACATTTAGCATCGCTTCCAAGATACCTGTTATGGCTCTCCATACGCCGTCAAATATGGCTTTAATACCATTCCACGCCCTGTCCCAGTCTCCTGTAAGCACGCCGATAATAAAATCCATAAGACCGCCTAAGGCAGTCAGGACGCCATCAATTACCTTTCCTACCCCGTCGAGGAATGCGAAGAAGCAATTCACAGCAGTATCTAACGCCATGCCGATTTGCTGTACTGCAACGCCGGTAAACCAAACGATAAAAGGTTCAATAACGGTAGTCCAAGCTACTTGTATACATTCCGATATTTTTCCGAAAACTTCTTCGAATTTCGGCATGAGCGGCGCAATGACATTGTCCTTAAAATCTGTGAACTTGTCCGCCGCTTTCTGAACTATCGGAAGAATGTAAGTGCCGAAGGACTCTAAGAATTTATCTCCTACCGAAACGATGGTTTCTTTCATCAGGGTAAATAGCGGATGAACAGAATTATCATAGATGCTTATGATCGTATCTCCATACATGTGGAATATTTCAGCCAGGTCATTAAAAATCTGCATTACCGGTTCAGATAGCGCATTATAGGTTTCAATAATCCGGTCTTTTAACTCCACAACAGGAGTCAGAATCACGTCTATGGAGTCACGGAAAAAGCTTTCAGAAACCACAATGAAAGTTCCCAATATATCCGAAACAATGCTAATGATATCTGCCCCTATCTGCTTAAAGTTGTCACCTTGAAGCACGGAAAAGATATCTGCTATAGCTACTGCGAAGTTCGCTTGAATGTCTGCGATATCTCCTTCGATATCAAACATCTTCACAATGAATTTCTTTATGCGTTCTGTGTTCTGCGCAAGATATTTCTCTACTGAACCGCTTAAGAAATTTACGAAGGTAAGCCCAATCCGCACTCCTGCGCCCGCAATTTTCCCTAAATCTACGGCAACCCTGTCAGCAAATGTGTTGGCCGCATTAAGTACTTCACTTGATGTAAAAATGTTTACAAGACTTTCTCCGATTCCTTTAAGGTTCTCTTTGATGGAATCGAGTACAGATGTGTCTTTTAAACCTTCCCAGAATCCGGACATAAAGAGATTCTTTAACTCATTGAACCTATCAATCATGCCCTGCAGGTGTTCATTGATTTTAGCAGTTCCTTCCTCCATTGCGCCGGTATCGAAGGATTCCATGGGGAAGTCTGCACCGCCCCCACCACCTTCTCCACCGCCTCCACCTCCGGAGGAATCGCTCTGATCAGGAAGGATATTGAGTTCGTCAATGCCTGTCGTTGCACTCTTGATATCTTTAGCCGCCTTTTTAGCCGCACCTCCTGCACCACCTAGTGCACCGCTTGCTTTATCCGCGCTCTTTGCTACCGCATCCGTTCCGGCTGTTACGCCTTTAGGATTGATAGCAAGCTTTGCAGTGCCGCCAAGCATGGAGAAGAAGCTTCTTAAAGCGCTTATGGCGGTTAGGATTCTACCAATTAGGATATTCAGCATTCTTACTACAGGACTAAGCACGGCAATGAGGCCGCTACCTATGGCGGCTTTAAGGCTGTCGAATTGCAAGGACAAAAGCCTTACCTGATTAGCCCAACCGTCCGAGGTCCTCATGAAGTCACCTTGTGCAGCAGAAAGCTGGTCTTGCACGAATTTAAACCGAAGTGCCACCTTCTCCGCTTCAGACATGGACTTAGTAGTCTTACCGAAGCCGTTGGCCATAGCAAAGGCATCCAGCGCGGTCTGTGTCATTACTACGCCCAAGGACTTAAGACTCTCCGTCTCTCCGGTAAATACAGATTTAAGCTTTGTATAAGCTTCGTCCTGACTCATGTTATAGAAAGAAGCTACATCTCCGGAAAGGCCAGTTAGAGCGGTAGCCATGTCATAGGCTTGCCCCTCGGAGAAGCCAAAAGCTTTTCCCATAGCGCCAAAGGTACCTGTAAAGTTCTTAGCCATTGTCTCAGATAGGCCAAACTGCGCTGCAGCATTCCTTGCAAAGTTGTCTATCTGTTTATTCATCGTAGGAAAGACGGTATCTACTACGTTCTGCACTTCGGAAAGGTTGGAGCTTAATTCTATACATTCCTTACCGAAATCTATAATCTTTTTTACTGCAAAAGCACCGGCAATCATTTTTCCCGCTTTAGCAGCTAGCTTTGATATGCCATTTAGTCCCGCCTCAAAATCGCCCTTGTTAAGGACTAAGTCAAGGCTTACCTGACCTACGCTATCTCCCATTTATCCTCCTTTCCTACGATAAAAGCGAAAACAAGCTGGCTTCCAGCTTTCTCATTTCCGCTGCGTATTTTTCCTCTGTCATTCTTTCACTCTGTTTTGTACGCCAGTCGTCATAAATCTTCTTTTGGTACGAAGAAAATCGTTTGATGGTCTCCTGGTCTGTTTCACTTCGGATGGCCACCACCTTGCCAAGGGCAGTGTCCGCGGATAGACCGGATAAAAGGGCAGAAAACTCTGCCCAGTCAACCGTCTTAAAGTCCTTCGTAGATAAACGAAGGCCGTACTGTGACAGGAAGCTGGAAACTATCAAGTCCCAGTCTTCAAACAAGTCATAGTACGGCTCATTACTCTTTTTCTTGCTTCTCTCCTGTGATTAGCTCTACAGCGGCTTTGATCACCACAATCAGGTCATCAAAGCTAAGCTTAAGCTTTGCAAGCTTCTCTCTGGATTCCTCCGGGAACAGAGTCTCGTAAGCTTCATTTACTTCCTTCGCTCCGGCATCACCGCCCATAAACTGGAGCACCTTCAACATGGAAGGCGCATCGCTGTTTACTTCAATCTCTTTTCCCTTGATGATTAAGCAGCTGTTCTCTTCAAAGTTCAGTCTGTCTGTAATATCAATCTTCTTCATGGATTAACCTCCGATTCCGGGTGTAGCTGGTGCAGGGGTGATTGTCGGCTTACCATAGCACTCCGCATCGAACTCCAAAGCATCAATTCCTGTGGTGTCTCCACCGCCCGGTGTGGTTACGTTGATAACTACAGGACAGGTAAGCTTTGCGCCGGATACCATAGTCCATTCAAACTGTGTCATTACATCGGGTCCAAACTTCCATGCAAGGTCTGCGATATAGTCGTTTGCCTTGTCTCCTACGCATCTCTTTCCCTTAAACTTAAAGGACATCTTCTTACCGGTCATAGCCGCCTTAGACCAGCCCTCCGCATCCATCGCAAACCAGTTTTCTACTGTTCCATCGATGGTAGGCGCAAAGTTCTCAAGATCCTTTGGTGTTGCCATGTCCTGAGGCTTACTGTCCATGCCCTTAAGACCGAACTTAAACTGATTAGAATGCACCGGATATACTTTTCCTGCTACTTCGCTCATAATCATTTCCTTTCATAAATCACATCAATCCAGATAACGAACTCATAGACTCCGCTATCGTCAGTTCCTACGTCTTGTGGTTCCGGTACTGCTAAGGATAGGTAGCGAACCACGGTATCACCTATCTGAAATTCTTTGTCTTTCGACTGTAAAAATTGAAAAAGCTTTATGGCTGCGTCTTCCGTTTCCACAAAGCTTTTATTCCAATGGATTAACAAGGATACCGGAGAAATACCGTAGCTTGTATGCTCTAAGCCTCCTAAGGCCTTGATAGGCGTACCGCTGGACTTCCTATGGTAGATTCCAAGGGATTTCTCCTTTTTATTATCCAGTTTTCCGATATAAACCTGCTTAAAAAGGTCGCTGTCCTTAATTAGCTGCTGAATTACTTTCAGCGGTAGCACTAAACATCCCCCCTCTCTTTGTAAAACTTCATGAAGGCATTCTTTGCAAATTCTTCCTTCTCTCCGCCCTTCTCCCAGTCCTCGAACCATTGCCCTTTAGCGTTGGGGTTTTCGGAGGTATCGAAGTTAAATTCCGGATGATAGTAAAGCCTTCTTGCGTATGGCGTAGAGTGCACAAGTCTTACCACGCCTCTATCTGCATCAGAATCGTCCACAAAGGCAGATTCATTCTGCAAATTACCGGTTTTGAATGGCACTACTTGGCTCTGCACTACATCGCTATGCACTGCCTCTCCCGTCATGGCAAGGGCTGTTACGGCCGCCTTAGAAAGCTGTTGTATCCTCGGAAAGTTCATTTTTACCGTGCTTGTAGCCTTCATTACTTCACCTCCAGCTTGCAATAATTCACTGTCCCGTCAGGATTCCTTGCTTTCATGCCATGAACGATTTCTCTTTCTTCGGAGAAGACCGTTACAGTTCCTCCGGATAGGCTGGGGAAGCTCTCCGCAATGTCCCCTGGGAAGTAGGCCGTTCCGGTACACTCCACAAGCTTCTTTTCTTCCGTGAAAATGGTTTTTACGCTATCTTGGAAGTTGCAAAGAAGGCTTAAATCAAGGGTACGCTCAGGCTCTCCGTCTTCCGTTATCCCTTCACCGGTTAAATGCACCTCGATAGGGACTTTACAAAGGCTTTTGGGAACTAAACAAGGATACTTCATACTTCCTCCTATATCGCCTTACAGCACAGCCCTGTTTGACAGAGCAAAGCGTAAAGGGAGCGACTGATTGTCACCCCCTTTTCTACCATCACCTTCTCGCTGGAAGATAATTTCACGCTTGCTCCGTTAAGGCTATACTCGCTTAGCGGCGATTCTAAAAATTCCGCGTTGTCGTGTTTGAAAAGGGCGAGCTCTCCAGCTACCTCTTCGATAATCTCTTTTTGAAAGTCAGTGAGATGCCCAAACCCAATTCCACGAATGCGGTTATAGCTTAAAGTATCGATGTCCCTACTTGCCCTGTTTAAAAGTTCGTCTATCTTGTCCTCCGGAACGCCTGTACCGTACCTCTCAATAAACTTCGTTTTATCCAGGTAAGGAATCATCTTAGTTACCTCCGTCCTCTACGGTTTCAACCCCTTTATTCTTTCCTTTTCCTTGGGACTGGACTTTCTGCAGTTCTGCTTCAAGTGCTTCCAGCTTCTCCTGAAGCGCTGCATACTCATCATAGGACACAGTCTTGCCGGCTCCTGCCTCTACAAGGTCTCCGGCATCGTCGTAAATGTCAAACCCCTGTCCTAGGTAGAATCCCTTCTGAGATTCCTCAATGGTGTACTCTTTGTTTTCTTTTACTGCTCTCACTTTCCACCTCCTTAGTGCTTAGTTACGTGCATAGCGCAGCCTGCAACCTTTCTCTCAATCAAGAAGAGATCCCAGTAGTTTCTGTTCTGGTAAAGGTATCCGTCTGCGGTTCTGGAATCAGTTCCCGGAGTGAAAAGAGAAATGTAAGCGTACTTGTCTCTTGCCACTACGCAAGAAGGATGAACCAGAATGAAGTTAATCTGATCTGCATCGGCAGCGGCCACACATCCATCGGTGAAGTTGTACTTGGTCTTCATGCGTCCGGACTGAACCATCTTGATGGTTACATCATCCAAGGAATGCACGTTTCTATTTACCTCATTAGCACCGTTTACAGTGATTACTCGCTGGATGCCATCTGCTTCCTTTAACAACTTGTTTACTGCCGGAGTAACATAGAGGATTCTTCCATCTACAGGCACTCCCGCGTCATCCATCTTGGACATTTCCTCATCAAATACAGCCAGGATGTTCTGTGCAGTAAGAACGGTAGTGCTGTCGATTCGTCCGTGAAAATTAGTAAGCTCCGTGTGAAGCTTGGAGAAGTTGTAGCAGTCCTTCTCAGGGATTGCCTGCTCATTCTCGAAGGTGTTCTGGATATTCGCAACGGCCAAAGCAAGGTTTGTCTCGTCGATATCCATAGGATCAACGAAGAACTCGATATCTCTATCGTGGGCAAGCTTCTTAGGCTCCCAGTCGTTAGCGATGTTTCCGGTATTGAAGCCTGCGGTTCTTGTGTGGTCCTTATAGCCGGACAAGGTAAGGCGAGGAAGCTTGATAGTCTGCGCATTAAGGAAGGTAATCTGCGGATTACTGTGCATTAATGCGTCAGAGCAAAGCTCCTTCTCATACTTCTGCGCCAAAAACTGTGTAAACTGTTCTGCGTACTGATATACTGCCATAATTAAATTTCCTTTCTCCTGTTTAGGATTAACTTAGTCCGAAGGCTTTCTTTAGTGCCTCCGATTCATTCTCATTTTTGCTACCGCCGTTTGCACCTACGGCTTGGAACCCTGTAGCCTTGGTATTAGAAGCCTTAAGCTGTGGGATATCCTCCAGCACCTTATTAAGCGCCTTTTTAACATCCTCTTCCTTAAGTTCCTTTCCGTCTAAGGCAGTAAAATCTGCCATCTTTAAGACGTAGGGAATCGTTTTAGCATCCAGCCCTAAGCTTACCGCTTGCATTGTGGCAAACTGCTCAAGCTTTGCCCTCTTAGCCTCTTCCTGTGCAGCAGTAATACCGCTTTGAAGGGTAGCTAAGTCAGGCGTGTTCTTCGCCTTTTCCTCTTTAAAGGCATTAATTGCCTTTTCTACCTCTTCCTGTGTAAGGCCTTGCTGTTTGAAATAGCCTTTCATGGCTGATTCCTCCGCCGCCTTGGTTCTTCCCTCAATAATCTGCGCAAGCTTGTCATAATCAATCCCCGGCATACTCTGTCCGTTCTGATTCTGAGTCGTTCCCTGCTGATTATTAGACTGCTGTGTTCCTTGTTGGGTGCCTTGACCCTGTGCATTGTTTTCCATATTCTCCTCCAGTTTTATGTGTGTCTCACAAAATAGTTTCCCTGTTTTTGCAAGGTGTCTCCTCGTAGTTTTACGCCTTCGGGCAATATAAAAGCACCGCCCTATGGACAGTGCTTTAAAGCATGATATGATGAAAGAAAAAAGGAGAAAACGCATGATAGATTCTACTTCTAAGAAGGTACTTCACTACCTCTACAATCTTCCCGATTTTACTTTCGATGTAAATAAACAAATGAATCCTCCCGACTTTCTGAGTTGGGATTCTTTCTTATCCTGCCTTGATTACCTTGAGCAGGAAGGTTATATCCGTATCACCCGAATAGGTGAAAATCAAGCCTTTCTTTCGGCAGTCCTCACCCATAAAGGGCGACACTTTCGAGCCTTTAATTCCATAGCACTCAAAAGATACTTACTGGACAAATGGATTGACTTAATCGCCCTAATTATCTCTATAATTGCCCTTTTAGGCGCCTACCGCCATGAAATCAGTGCGTTACTACACCTATTAATGCCAGGATAGACAGGATAAATGCCAGCTTGGAGAACCAAGAAAAATCCCTCCAG